CAAGAACGTATGTTGAATAGACAAGTAGGTGCTGAGATGATATCAAAGGTAGCTAAGGAACGTGATATGTGGAAAGAGAAAGCATTGAACATGGTTGAGAGAGAAACATATGAAGCAACTAAGGAAGCTCTAGCTGAAGTAAATAGAAAACCTACTGTAACTGCTGAAGCATATGACGTAGCTTGGAAAAGGATTCAGACTCTAGAGAAACGAGCAGAGATGTGGCAAAGAGAATATGAGAAAGCAACACACAAGAAGGGTTGCAACTATGTATTCAGCGAGATACCTAACGACACAGATGGTCAAGAGTTTGTTGACACTATGAAGAAGTATCTTAACAAAGACTCATACAAGATGAGAGTACGAGGACAACATATCAAAGAAGAACTCAAAGGTACAGGTGCTACCTATTGGGGTCAAGGCTTAAGTGAATCATCTCATATTAGAGTTTATGTGGATGTTAAATAAGTTATTGTTTTTACTAGGTAATTTTTTGATAGGCATGGTTGTGTTGTATATATTTTACATCATAGGCATGGCTATCACTAACACATTTTGTGATTGTTTATAAAGGAGAAATTATATGCCTATATATGATAAAAATGGAGACATAGAACATTGGTGTTGGTATGATATCTTTTGGGATGATGAAAAGAAAAGACTTGAGAATCCTAAAAATTGGCTAAGAAATTTATATGAGATGGCAGATGAATGGGATTTACCTTGGTTTATTATGGGTAAAGTATATTGGTTACATGACTACATGCAATGGAGACGTAGCCCTAGGGGTGTGACTTCAACTTATATAAAACCATATAAGAAAAAATATATACTTAGAAGTGAGTTTGATGTTGAAGACTTTAGACCTGATGGTATAGGAGATGTCATGTATACTGACTATGACTATAGGGAGTTTCATTCGTTAGAAAATATGCTACGATTTCTAAAAAATAATATTACTTATGAAAATAAAATGAAACCTAAGCTAGATACAGTAGAAGAATTTTGCCAAGAGTTTAGCTTTGAAGTTTATGAAAGGTTATATTAATGCATTTAAAAAACTTAGCAGATGAATATTATTTATCTAGCGATTTCAATATGTTAGCAGATAAAACTAAAGCAGATTATCAATATTTCCTAAGTGTCATGCTTGATACATCTGTCGATGGTAAGAAATTGTCAAGCACAAAATTACCAAAGATGTCAGGTGCTAAAGCTAGACGAGCATATGAAGTGTGGCTAAAACGTGGCATTTCCATGGCTAACCATATATGTTCTGTAGCAAGGAAACTATTTTCATTTGCGATGGAGATGGGATATGCTGAGACAAACCCTTTTGCTACATTCAGAAGAAAAGCTACCCATGTTAGGAAGGTTGTATGGACAAAAGAACAAGTTTGTCAATTTCTTGACTACTCTTATAGCGATTTCAAGTATAGAAATATAGGATTGATTGTACAAATGGCATATGAATGGTGTCAGAGAGTAGGAGATATGAGAACATTAGAGTTTTCTAGTATAGATTTTGATAAAAGTGTGCTAAATTTGCAACAGTCCAAGAGAAGAAGTGTAGTTCACCTACCAATTTCGCTTGACTTATTAGAAATGCTTCAACAACAGAAAGAAGAATATGGTTTTCAGTCTTATGTCGCACCATACCCAACAGCGATGAAAGGCTTGTATGCACCCTATTCTCTTCATAGGCTGTCTAAGGTAGCAAGAAGGGTAATGAAGCTCTGTGGACTGCCTGATGAGCTAAGAATAGCTGATTTAAGACGAACAGGTACTACTGAGATGGTCGAAGCAGGTGTATCTATGGGTCAGATTATGTCAGTTACAGGTCATGCTAACCCCAATAGTGTGAAACCTTACATGAAAAATACTTATGCTTCTGCAGAAAATGCATTGACAACTCGAAAAAAGTATGCTATAAGCACAGGGTAAGTGCCGAACAAAAGAATATTATATAACATATAAGTGAGATATACAATGAATATATATAACTTTGTAAATGATTTACAACTAAGTGTAGGAGAAAGTAAAAGACTTACTTGTCCTAACTGTAATGGTTATAAAACTTTTACAGCTACCAATAACATGGGTAGGCTGTTATGGAATTGTTATAAATCTACTTGTAAGATTTCAGGCTCGACACGTGTACATTTATCTGTAGATGATATACGTGATGCAATTACAGGTGATATTCTAGATTTTGATAGAGAAGAATTTGTAATGCCTGAATACGTGGTGTCACATAACTACAGAAAGGAAGTGATGGACTTCTGTGAACTGTGGGATTTGGATTGTGACAAATTGAATCTACACTACGATGTCAAGGACAAGCGAGTTGTATTTCCTGTCGAGCATGGCGATTACATTGTCGATGCAGTTGGTAGGTCAGTAACTAAGTTATTGCCTAAATGGAAAAGATATGGAAAAAGTAGCTTGCCTTTTGTTCATGGATGTGGTAATGTAGCAGTTGTTGTTGAGGATTGTGTTAGTGCTTCTGTGGTAGGTAGTGGTGTATTAGTTGGGGTAGCTGTGTTGGGTACATCCTTGGCAGAATCCCACAAGAAGTATCTCTCACGATTCTCAACAGCAATAATAGCACTAGACCCTGATGCCTTACCTAAGACATTAGCATTCGCAAAAGAATTGAGAGGATATGTACAAGATATTAAAATAATTAGATTGACAGATGACTTAAAATATCGTAATGAATCTGATATGGAAAAACTATTAACCCTAACCCCAAAGGAGTAACAACATGGAACTATCGTTAATAAGAAGTCTTATGGACAAAACATTTTATGATGACCACAGAGGAGCAAAGTGTCCTGACAGGTTATTCAGTAAGGATGTTCGTAAGATTAAACAGTCTCTTGACAAAGCTATGCATACATACGAGAGAACTGTAACACCTGATGAGATTGAAGCATTGTTCATGTCTAACAATCCATCAATGACTACAGCACAAAAGCAAGCATACTCTGCTTTATTTGCTAACATCAAGAAGGAGCAACCACTTGGAACAGACATTGCACAAGAAGTATTATCTAAATTGTTTCAGCAAGTTGTTGGAGAGGACATTGCTAATCTTGGCTTTGACTATGTTAATGGTGCTAAATCCTCTCTTGAACCCCTTAGAAATCTTCTTGAGATGTATGGGGATGATTTTACACCTAACCTTAACATAGAATGGGATGACATTACTATTGAGACACTTCTAGCCAAGAATGATTTAGAAGCTAGGTGGACATTCAACATACCTACCCTTACTCGTAAGGTTGATGGTATCAATGCAGGGCATCTAGTTGAGATAGGTGCTAGACCTAATACAGGTAAGACATCATTCCATGCATCATTGATTGCAAGTCCAGGTGGTTTCGCACATCAAGGTGCTAAGTGTGTCATCCTTTGTAACGAAGAAGGTTATCACAGAGTTGGTGCAAGATACTTGACGGCTGCCACAGGTATGACTGTTCACGAAGTCAAGGCAAATCCTAGTGAAGCACAAGCAAGATACAAGCCTGTCTTTGACAACATCAAGATACGTGATGCATCTGATAGAGACATGGCATGGGTTGAGAGTGTATGTAAAGCATACAAGCCTGATATACTTGTACTTGACATGGGAGATAAGTTTGCAAGGACAGGTGGGTTTGCTAGACAAGATGAAGCACTCAAGGCTAATGCAATACATGCTAGACAGATTGCTAAGGCATATGGCTGTGCAGTGTTGTATATGTCACAGTTATCAGCAGAAGCAGAAGGTAAGGTTATATTGAATCAATCTATGATGGAAGGTTCACGTACAGGTAAAGCCGCTGAAGCTGACTTGATGATACTGATAGCAAAGAACCCACAAGTAGAAGGCGATAAAGATGACGAAGACTTACAGAGACATCTCTGTGTAGTTAAGAATAAACTGTCAGGTTGGCATGGCAAAGTCTTGTGTGAACTTGACTATAAGACAGCGAGGTATACAGCATGAAGCTGACGTTAGACGTAGAGAATACTGTCACACATAGAGGTGGCAAGCTACATCTAGACCCATTCGAGGAGAATAACAAACTCGTTATGGTTGGATGTTTGACTGACAAGGGCGAGGAGTATTTGTTTAGAGATGACTTCACAGGTGTGCAGGAATTACTAGACGAAGCGACCATCTTGATTGGTCACAACATTGTACACGACCTATTGTGGCTATGGGAGTGTGGCTTCAAGTATGATGGTCCAGTCTTTGATACGATGTTAGGTGAGTACATCTTACAACGTGGACAGAAAGAACCATTGTCATTAGAAGCATGTGCAATCAGACATGACTTAGATACGAAGAAACAAGATACAATGAAAGAGTACTTCAAGAACAATATCTCTGTGGATGAGATACCACCACAGGAATTATCAGACTATCTATCTGCTGATTTGAAAGCTACACAACAGTTAAGTGATTCTATCTATAGAAGACTGAATACAGTAGAGAATGCTAGTCTCATGGAGACTGTAATATTTACTAATCAAGTAGCTATAACTCTTGCTAAGATATACCAACGTGGGTTTACTGTTGACATAAATGCTTTAGACTCAGTACGTGTAGAGTTTGAACAAGAGAAA